GATGCCATCCATCATTGTATACCAACCACGCAGCGACATAAGTAGCGGTGCGTGTGTTGGTCCTAGAATTAATTATACCTAGTTTAGGTTTTAACCAATCCCAAGTGTCGTCATTGAATTGCCATAGTCCGACATCCTTCGAGCCGTTTTTGTTTACCCCTACTGCTCCAGCTATTCCTGAGCTTTCGCAGTATATTATATTTAAAGCTTTCGGGATGTCGTCCTCATGGAAATACTCTGATACCAAGAGTGCATGTTCTTCTACATATTCTATTTTGTCAGCAGTATTAACGCACTCCTGGTATTCAGGTAAATTAGCAGTTGTAAGTAACATAGGAAACAAACAACTAGCTATTACTTCTATCATTAGCTAATGCTAGCAGCTTTCGTTGAAGGTAGTTTTGTACAATAGTAATGTACTAGACCTCTCTTCTTAGAAGGCAAGGTAGTAATTTCATAACCTTCTGCTCTAAGATTATGTATTATCCCACCAAACCTGTGACAATGTAAGTCTGCCACAAACTCCCAATTGCTAATTGGTTCATCATCAATAAACTCAGTCAATACCCAAGCTACTAACTGTGTTTTTGATTTTATATAAGCAGGGATTTTTTTACCCCTGAAATATTCTGGTATCATTATTCCACCTTTCTAATACCTTAGAATGTTTCGATACCCCATTCTTCAGGTAAGTCAGAGTTATCTAACCACCATGACTTACGCCATTTACCGCTATGACCACCGCATATAGCTGGGTCATTGGTAGAACATACGAAGTCAGGTGATTTGTCACCCTTTTTGGATTTACGATTATCGTAGACCATTTGACCACAGAATGGACATTTTAGGTCATCACGATAGTTCTTTGCTTCTTCCATTTTATTTACTATATCTCCTACTGTTCCAGATATTTCTGGATTATCTTCCTTTTGTGGTGTGATATCTGTAACTACATCAGCTGCAACTAACGTTTCAACTTTATCGTCTAATGACATTTGGTCTAATTCGCTAGGTATTTTAGCTTCCATAGTTCCAGATAATTTTTCCAACATATTTAGATATGTATCTAACTGTTCGTCACTCCACATTTCCTTATCTTTAGGAAACTTTTTAATACCTGCATAGTCGTTAGCTCTACCTATAACTAACCTACGTGACTCTACATCTTTAATATGTTCGGTCATAGTAGCTACAGTTTTAGCTATGAACTCTAGGTCTTGTTTCATGATAATAAGCTAGGATTGTATCTACCCATAAACAATTGACCTGTAGGTAACATTATTCTTCTAAATTCAAATCCTTTAGAATTATATTTTTTGTTATACCTTACATTTCTTGTATGAAGTTTAGTAGCTTTTCTACCTTCAACCATATCAAGTACAACCCATTTGTTTGGATTATCAGTTAATTGTTGAGCATAATTATCTTTTTCAAAGATAGGTTCTTTTTTAGCAGTTGTTTGAAATACTGATTCAGGTACTTCTGTCAATACCTGTCCTATTTTATATTCCATTTATAACTCTCTTTCCAAAGACAACAAATTGCTTTGTATCTCTATATGTTCTAAATGCATATTCGCCATCATATTTTTTATTCCAAGAATTTACTCTTGCATAATATTTAGTTATAGTTGCATTAGTTGTTGGTTTATCTAAACCATCAATGCTAATTACATCCATAGCTACCCATTTATTAGGTGACATATCAAGTATATCTTTATAATCATCCTTGAATATATCAGTTCTTTTTGTTGTTTGTTCTGGCATAATATCGTCAGTTAATACCTGACCAATTGTATATTCCATAGTTATTCTCCTTTATCAGACGCATTTAAAATATCGTCCATTATTGATTCCATACGTGCTATATCTTCTTTAGTAGGCTTGTTCTCTTTCTTACGCATATCAACTTTAGTTACTTCAACTTGTGCATCTTTAGCTGCCATTTCAGCTGTGTAACCATCAGGTGCTACTGCTGTAGCTTCCTCTTCTGATTGCTTAGAACCAGACCATAGCTCTACTCCTAAACCGAACCTCATGCATGCACGTTTAAATGCATCAGACTCAGCATCTTTTAGATTTGTTCCGTCATTAAACTTTGCATTAGATAACTTAAATGTATCTACGTCACCAAAGCCGTCATAACTTCCCATGCCATCAATAGTTATAGTACCTTTAGCACCAACTATTCTTTTCTCACCGTTATGCATACCGTAAACAGGTTCGCATGTCCATGAGTATTTGACACCACTATCGCGTAATCTTTCTACATAATTAGCGTGTGGTACGTAATCCCCAAACTTACCTGCTGGTGCTTTACGCACTAATTCAGATGGAAAAGGGGATAGTAAGTCAACGTTATTATTCATAACAATCCTTTCTATAAAGTACTTTTCTTACGTAAGGTAAAGAAAAGTACGATAAAACTATTCTTCTTCTAGATTTAATGTCTTTCTAAGGTCTGTAATTCCACGACCAACAGGATATAATTTAACATTTCCATCACCGTCATGGAGTATAAAGTATGGTTTATCACCTAAACCGCTGTATTCTATACCAGTTACTGTCCACTTAGACTTGACATTTATGTCTGTCATACTATACATTATACCTATATTTATTACTTCTCGTTAAGCTTAACAAGATACTCGGCTGTTACGCCGTGATTAGGTTTAGCAAATAAAAGCCATTGACACGGCCTACCCATGCTTGCTAACTGTTCTAACGCGTATGTGTTGTAGCTTTCAGTACTACCATTAACCCATAAACGTATATCATTAACGTACATTGTTGTAGGTGTATGAAAATGTCCAGCAATAGCGTAATCAAAATCAGGCATTAAACCTCTTGATGCTAATGCTTTCCAACCTAATAGCTTCTTACCAAATCCATACCATGGAAAACCACTGTGTCCTCTAACATTATCGCCATGCCAGACAAAGAATTTACATCCTTTACCAATATCAGCAATGTCAAACCAATGATTATCGCCTTCACTATCTGGAATAGTAAATTGTATTCGTTTTTCATTTTCATATACCATATCCATTATCTTGCCTAGCATTCTGTCTGCATTAGAATCTGGATGATAGTCTTTCCTTGCACGACCGCCTAAGCTGCCATGGTTACCTATTACCCAATGTACTTCTACTTCAGCAAAATTAGCAAGAAGTATGTCAAAGAACTGTGTCAATATTCTAGGACCGTCAATTGTTACTTGATTGTATAAGCTTGCATCTATCAAGTGTGTTTGTCCTGGGAATATAAGTTCTCCTTCTACAATATCTCCAGCTGCAAGTACAACACATTTGTTAACTGGATGAGCATATCTTTGCACGTTTGTCAATTCAACAATTTTATTTGCATATTCAATGACACGTTCTTCAGCTACTTTTGTGTTATAATCTGGAGTTACTTTTGCTAACTGAATGTCTGATAATACTGCTACTGCAACTTCTTCATTTTTATTTTTTTTATGAACAGTTGGCTTAGGAACTTTAGGCTTATCCCATGTTCGTAAGTTAGTAGATACAGCGTCATAAACTGCTTCAATCATATCAGCTTTTTTATTTTTAGCTTTCTCTAATGATTTAAGCAATCTAACATTATCAGCTTTTAATTCAGTAATTTTTTGTGATTCAGCTTCAGCAAATAGTTTATCTAATTCTTTTTTATTCATTAACTTCTGCTATATTTTGAAAGTGATTTCTCACTGCTGATTCACTTATCTTGATACCAAATTCATCTCTAAGTAATCTAGAAACGACATATGGTTTTAACGCACGTCCAGCAGCAACACGTTCTTCACAACCTTGCCAAAATGGTTTAGCTTCGTCTGTAATTCGGTCAACTACTGCACTACGTTTTCCAGTTTCTGCTTCTTTAAGCATTTCATCTATATTCATAGTTTTCATTATATACAGATTATTTATTATTACAAGGATTAAATTTGTTGTTAGCCGCTCTGCACCTAAAAGCTACGCTTACCGCTACGCACTCACACGCCTAATTATTTTGCTATATATTGTATTGCTAAAATAAGGTGACTGCTTGCAGACGCTTAAGCTTTCTTGCTGCAACGCTTGCTAACGAATAGGTGTAGTGGTGTTAACTATAGGATTATTGTTGACATGACTGGTCACCCTTGTTCGGAGTTCTCTTCCGACTCTATTCCACTACGTGAACATAGCTTAACTTATGGAAAGGAGTTCATAAGCACTGTTGCCAGTTGCTATGTTCCCCAAACTATACCATATTAAGTTTTATAGCATGTTCCTTTACTTCGTCTATATTTTGTAGATTGATAATTTTGTTTTTAGTAACAATATTTAAACAATCTCTGACAAGGTTTGCACCAGATTGACCACGACCAGCTTTACCAAATACATACATATCTGATATCCAAATGCGTCTTTCTGGCATAGTAGCTAACCATTCTAATGCTGGACCGTCAATTATATTACCATAACCTACATGTTCATGAATATATTCATCATTTACACGCATACCATTTTTAGCAATAATACGTAAATCACCTGTATCAAGACGACCGTTATACATAGCAATTGTTACTGCTGGTAATAACTTCATTATTTCTAATAAGTCATGGCCATCAAAACGCATTGAACCAGAAGCATCTATTAATATAGTACCGCCTAATACACGTTGTTTTTGTTTGAATATTTTCTTATCAATACAATAACGATTTATGTATTTAGGATTGTAACCATAATCAGATGGTCTATATGCTCTAGCACCTTTAATTCTGCTTTGCAAGTTAACTGATAATGGTGGTGTATGAATTGTCATATCACCCCATTGACCTATACCAGCAGAAGTATGATAGTCAATCATCTTTTCAGATAATGCTCTACGCATACGTTTTTCTAGTTCATCAGCATTACCAGCACCAGCTTCAGCTTCAGAATTGTCATCTTCATTATCACCTTCACCTGATTGATTACTAGAACCATTTTGTTGTTGTGGTGCTGTAATTTCATCTGGATTAGGTTTATCCATAAATGCATTAAGGATAGTTGATAAATCTTGTGCAACCTTTTGTACCTTACGATATGAAATCATAGGTTGATAATTATGTCTGCTTTGTAATAATTTTTTAACAAACATATCTATCGTATTCAAAACAAATTGTAGTTCATTTTGTCTAATAGGATGCATTGCTTTATCAACAATAGCGTCAGCCATCAGTGCTTTAAAGCGTTTAAACTCATGACTAAGTTCATAATTTTGTATATGATACAAATAATCAGTCATATAAGTTTGTTCTGATATTTTATTGTTAGTATGCCAGAAACAAGCTAAACCATATAAAAGCAAATCAGTAACTGATGCATTCATGATTAGGCCCATTGTTTTAGCTTCAACAATAGCTTCGCATTGTGTTGGCTCATTGATACCTAATCCATTTAAATACATAAGATAATTAACTCTTATCTCTTCTAGTACTTCAATAGCTTCTGGTCTAGTTGTAGGTGGTAGTTTACCCATAGTCTTTGGTGACCATTTAGCATGACCTAACTCATGCCTACGTATCATACGACCATGGTTTATACCACATGATTCACATTCCCTATCCAAAGGAACATACATTTGTTTGTTCAGATTATCTGTACATGCTTGTTGGTCACCGATAGTTTCGTTGACTGTCCATTCATCTCCAGTTACAATCTCTGGATAAGGATAAGGTTTACTACGCATCTGCTTTAGCTAGAGTAACTGCATCTACTAATTCTTCTGCTTTATCAGCAAATACAAGTTTTGCAGCAACTTCTATATCAAATCCCTTTTTCTGTAATTCAAAGAACTCTTTCCATGAACGTACAGAAATTCTTGCTTCTGGGTCATCAACAATAGAAGTATCGTTAATTACCTTGTGCCATTCATCTGGGAATTTTTCCATAGCTTTTGGATGAATTTTGTCAACGTGTATTTTGACTGGAAATCTATCCTTTAGTGCTAATGGTAATGACTCTGGTGGACTGTTAGTTGTAGCTATAACCTGAAAGCCTGCAGCTGGTCTAACTGTTTCCTTGTCATCATTGTTTATTGTTAATTGCGCTATCTCTTGGTCATCAAGAATAGCGTGAAGAAATGTCATTGCATCTGGTGATGCGTGGTCGATTTCGTTAATAACTAATCTACCGCCATTTCTCCATGACTGTATTGCAATACCGTCATGCCATTCAAATGTACCGCTAGAACTAGGTTTGTAAAAACCTTCTAGATTAGCACTAGCAGTATCTTCTGTCATAGTAACAGAGAACACATTAGGTTCTCCATTTATGTTTAGTGGTGCGTTTTGTTTTACCGCACTATATGATTTACCTGTACCTGGTGGCCCGTATAACAATATTCTACGTGACTGACCTAGTACAGCGTTTACCAATTTCCAGCAATCAGCTGTATTTTCCATAGTATTTCCTTTCTATTACTCTTCTTCAAGAGTTGACGTAACAAATCGACAATAAATATCTATTTGTCCATCATCATTTTTTCTTTGTTGTATCTCGAACTTACCTTTAGAAGCAAGATGAGATATGTTTGACTGAGTCATAGACTCAATATTTGCTTTAACACCGCTTATCCACTTATCACGTGTACCGATAATAAACCATTGATTAGGCATAGATAAAAGTATTTTTACTTTTTCATCTGTCAATAATGAAGGTTGTTTACCTTTTCTATTGCCGAATGGTTCTGGTGGATTAGCTGCTTTCATTCCTTCGGGTAACATATCTTTACTGTTCCTTTAGAAATTCTTCTACTTCATCAGATATATTTTCTATGTTATCCATAACATTTTTTTCTGTTACATTACGTAACATATCAATATTATCTTTTGTAAATACTTGTATAGCTGTAGGGTCATCTAATATCCATGCTTGCATAATATGCTGTTTTTCATTTTGAATATCATCAGCTGACATATCATCTGCACCTCGCTTACTATCAAGAAAACCTTGAAATGTATTAGCTTTTTCTACTACAAGTATGTCTTGTGCAACATTAATTGCATCTATCATTGACACTGCTTTGACTTCTATTCTATACACATGATTCATTTCTGCATCATTTGATTCTGCATCTAATATAAATGCAAACTCAACAATGTAATCATTCATTGGTCTAGAACGTACGTCAATATGTGTTCCATGAAATTCCATATCTTTCTCCTTTCGTATGGCGTGCCGTACATAGGGTAACGGCACGTCATACATGTGTAGATATTTTTTGTATATCGTTTTTTACTTTTACTTTAGCGCTACTTAATATTGGGATAAATCACATTTTTTTATATATAGAACATTATCCAGTTAATAAGTAGCTTGTAACACACAGTTGGTAGGAATTCAACCTACAAAGCGACCATACTTTCGTATTCGCTATACGCATTTACTTCTATGTGCTACAAGCTACCTACATTATGGTCTAACGGCTGGCGGGATGGTTATGAATAAACCTTTCCAGCAATGTAAATAGCTTTGTTTCGTGTTGCGTTATTTTATCGTTTCAGCTACTGGACTGAATTGTGAAACACTAAAAACACTATGTTCATGAGATAATATTTTAATATCATCATGATTATTTGCTAATGATACTAGCTTATCAATATTAGCTATACATTCATCAGCATTCATATCAGATGGAAAATCAAAATGAACAGTTAAATTATTAATATCAGCTTTAATACTTTCATCAACATATACATAAACAGCCATTATTTTTCCTCCTGTATTTCTTTTATATCAGTTTCGCCACAATCAGGACAATCCCATTTGCCGAATTTAAATATTTCATTGTGGTAATCATCATTAATATATTGCATACCATTAAAAGGTCTGCCGATATTATCGTTACCACATTTTACGCATACAGATTTAATAGCCATTATTCTTCCTCCAAATTAACACCACCAATTGTCGCAATAAGTCTAGTATTTAACTTAATACGTTTATCAAGTAACTCTAGCGCTTCTACGATATCTTTAATTGCTTTAGTATGTAAATCAATTTTATTCATTATTCCTCCTCTAATATTTCTATTACTTCAACTTTTCCATTAACAATTGATACTTGTTTACGTGTGTTATCAACAATATCAACAAATATATAATTTAGTTTAAGTATATGTAATAAATCGTCAACAATATTACTTTTATCTATTACTACTTTTTCTCCACCATTATATAAAATCATGCTTCCTCCACTTCTATATCGATAGTTTCGCCACCAATCATAGAAAAATTGCTAGGATTATTAGCAATATATTCTTCTGCTTGTTCTGCGCTATTTGCTTTTACTATATATATTTCTGTGCAAGTTCTTTGAACTGTATATTCTTTATTCATTATTCCTCCTCTAATTCAGCTAAACGTTCAATAACAGCTTGATTAAAACCACGTATATTAGCTTTAATTGCTTTATCAACTTGATATTGAACTGCTTCAAATAACATTCGACACCAACTACGAACATAAGTATTTAATTGTTCATTTTGTCCAGCGGCATTTAAATCACGCAATGTCCACAATATTACTTGTTTAAGTTCATGTTTTGATAGTTGGTCTAGTTTCTTTTGTATATCCATATTTACCTTTCTAAGCTAGTGCCTACTAAACAGTAGACACTTGCTCTTGTGTTGCAGCTTTCTTAGCTTTGTAAGTTGGTGACTGTCTATGTAAGTCACGCACTGCATCTATATCTAGATACAATGGAATAGTTGTTAACTCTCCATCTACATATCTAGAAATCCATGTCCTTTTATTCCATGGAACTTCTTTCCCTGTTATCCCGCAAATGGGATTTTGATAGTCATTACTCATGATTATCTCCTTTCTATATCGCTACTTATTACTGGTAGCAAATCTATTTAAAAAAAAAAGAACGTGCTGTCCGTAAGGATACAGCACGCTCTAACGTTAACTATTAAAATGGTGCTTCATCAAAAGCTAGTTCATCAATAACTGATATACCTAATGCTTTGATATCTGTATCAGCTAGTTTCTCTGATTGTTTATCATAGAAATCCTGGATACCTTGCACTAGCCTTCTTTCAATCATTGACATATCATCTGGTGTCATAAATTGACCTAGTTCTGCTAGTGCAGTATTTAGCTTTTCAACATTTACATAGTTCATATTTTTTCCTTTCATTTCTAGTATACATAAATGCATACCATAGAGTGTATAAAGGGGATATACACTCTAGCTATACACTATACGTTTAGCTTACCTTGTTCATAGATAACTTCATCAATTTCTACTTCCTTTTTCAATTCAGTAGGTGTAATGATTTTGTTACTATGTTGTTTACCTAGATTATGAAACGTCCAGATATTTTCGTTTTGGTTAAATATCTTGATACCGCATTCGCCATGAAGAAACAATGGATACTTTACACCAGACTTTCTAGAATGAAACCAGTATCTATCTCTCATAGTTTCTACGTTATTTTGACAATAACCACATACAACAGTATTCACAATATCTCCTTTCATGAAAGTTGCCGTATTCATAAGGATATACGGCAACAATATATTTATAACAAACCTAAATTTATTTTTCTGCCAATGTTTAATTTATAGTATTTAAGCTTTGCTTGTTTATATGATAAACCAAAAACTTGCATATAATATTTAGGAAATACATAATGCACATGCCATTTATGGTCTAACCATACAATAAACTTGTTAGGTTTAAAGTTTTTATGTTTATCACATAAGTTAATTGGAAATCCATTATATAAATATACTTGTATTATATAATGACTCATTTTAACTCCATTAATTTTGCATCTTTTACAATCCATAATTACTCCTTTACTTTAGAAATTAAATATATTCTGTTTTATAAACAGTTCTATAACGCATTTTTTGATATTCAACTTCGTTATATTCTCTGTTTAGTCTTTTAATATTAAAAGCTAAATCAATTAATATATCGCTTAACTTGTTTAGTAAATTATCTAACCAAATAAATTTAGGTTTAGTTAGAGTTTCATAATACCTTTTTTTACCTATAGGTATTTTTTTAATACTTTTAGATTGTTTAAGATATTTATCTCTTCTCATTATTCCTCCTTATAAAGAACGTATTCGTAAGAATATACGTTCTTATAGCGCTACTTAATACTTGTTCAAGTTCCATAAATAAAAAAAAACAGCTGGCTAGGATATTTAATCCTAACCAACTGTATAGTCCTATTTAAGCTTTTTGTGCTTCCAGTAATATCTTTTGACCACATGGCTTACATAGATTGTTATACCAGAACTGTTTATCTACATATACACCAGCATCATTTTTTCTAGAACGCAACTCGCGGAAATTAAATCCTAATTTAACTGTTCTATCACCTTCGTGAGTAGAAGCGTTGCATTGGAATGTCTTAGCTTCCGCTGGTTTAGTATCTGTTTCAACTGTAGTTTCAGTAGCTTCAACTTTATCTTTTATCTCTAACATTATCTTATCCTTTCTATAGAAATAAAGAAACAGAGTATGTCTGTTCCGTAAGGATAACAGACATACATACCTAAAGATAGAGTGTAATTAAATGAACAGTTTTGTATTTAGTTTATATTAGGATATGTATTCTATCTCTAGGTATAGTATTAAACTACCATAGGACTATATTTTAAAAACATATTAGGTCATATGTAGGACATATTAGTCTATACAGATACAGCATACATATACTGTATATATATAAAGTATGTCTTACTTAGGAATACTGTATCTGTATAGTCTTTGACCTACATATGTTAACTTAGACGTCTATATTATATAATGTAAGGCTAAAAAAATATGTTGGTAATTCTGTAAGACCCAATGATTTAGGGCGTTAGCGGGCATATGTGTTATTGAAGCTGACTAAACCTTTTTTAATGTCCTTGGGTACTGCCTTTGCGTTTCTACGTTACTGTCTTGCCAGTTAGCAGCTTTCTGCATCCCGATTGCACCTTCACCTGTAACAAAATACTTGTGTTTAGTGTTTGTAATCTAACTGACTATAGCATATAATTCTCACTATACAAACATCTATGGAGGATTAGTTAATAATGGTTGATACACCAAAAAACGTAGTTTGCATAGCTAACGGATGTAGGAAGCGATTGAAGGGCAAACAACGTAAATTTTGTTCTCCTACCTGCCAAAAACGACAGTTTGCAGCCGACAAACGACACAATGACAGAATACAGAAACCTATAAACACAGAACGTAATTCTGATGACGGGGATTACGCGTCTGTCAGACGAGGTCAGTATTACCGAGCTTTCGTAAGCGAAGGTCTAGCTGACGAAGTTGCAACTGGCGACATGGCAGTAGCTGAGGCGGCTTCCCTCCTTGGCTGTACATCGGCTACTGTCAGTCGTATGCTCGCTGCCTACAAGATTGACATACGCAACGAAGTTGCAGCAGAAGATTGGGAGTTATCCCAAGAAGCTGAAGAAGCATTAGAAAATTTTTCTAGCTTCCGCGATAAATACTTTAGAACTGAACTAGGAAAGAAATACGAAACCGCGGACTTTCATACTAACTGGATAAATAATATTATAGATTCTATAGATAACGGTAAAGAATTATTAATACTGTCACCCCCACGACATGGAAAGACAGAGTTATTAATACACTTTGCAGTATATCAAATATGCAAAAACCCTAACGTACGTATTATGTGGGTAGGTGGTAACGAAGATATAGCTAAAAACGCATTATCTGCGGTACTAGACGTACTAGATACTAACGAAGAATTACGAGAAGATTTCTGTCCACCTGGTCAAAACTTTAAACCAGATAACAGGTCAGGTAAAAACTGGTCACAAAATCAATTTACTGTAGGTACTAGAACAGTTGCAGGTATTAAATCACCAACT